AGCTTCTGCTCGGTGACCGGCTCCAACTGGAACTGCGCGAGGTTCATCAACTTTTGGGTAAATGGGATACTGTTCCCGTACTCAAATATCTGACCGGTTCCCTGGTTAGTGAGAAAGTTTGTTTCGGGAATCGTATTCGTTTCAACCAGGGTAGTACCCTGAGTTTGAACGTTACCCGCTTTATCAAATAACCAAGTGTCACCGCGTTGCTTACCTATTGCTTCTTTGCACCAATTCCGCCTACTTTCACGGCGGGGTGGACTATATCTTTTCCTAAGCTAAAACTAATTCAAGTTCCTGCTCAGGAATTTCGCGTGTAGTCTCTGAGGACTCTTCCTTACTTACACCCTTTCGGTTTGCAATCTTGATAGCTTCATAAGCCTCTTCCCGATCAACTGATTTGTCTAGAAATCGTAGAAGCATAATTGCTCTAGATTTCTTTCCAACCAGATATGGAATAACTGCTTCCAAAACTATCTTAATAACCGATTGTTTGTTAAGTTGTAGATTTAAAATTTGCTTACCGTTTGAAACCGAAGGATCTTGAGTGTTCTCATAAATATGACCACTAACACCAAGACTTTCCCAGATCTCATAAACACGGTTTATAATATTTGCATCCGTGTTGGTAATTCGAAGGGCTGGTTTGTACGTCACCCAGTTACCTTTTCCTTGAACTCTTTTTTGAAGTCCAATCCATCCCTCACCATCAATTATACCGGCAAGGTAGGCTAAATCTACGGGAGTTGCCTGCTGATTGTCCATTGTATTATCCTTTGCATTGTTACTAGGTAGTAGCATTGGCTTTAGAAGATTCCAGCAAATAGCGAAATTACGACGCCATATCGACGTCAACAAACTGACGAAATCGAAACATAGGCTGCGCTACGTGCCGCAGTCTTTCAGACAAATAAGCTTGTGACCAATTCCCACCCAAAGTTGAAACACTATATACTTGTCCTGCCATAATTGTTTCTTCCTTTAGATAGAATATTTAAACTCACGTTTACACCTTCGCATAGGGATTATGTAACCCAGCCTGCACGCCTTTGCGTTTTTCCAGATAGTCCGCTACGGTCTCCACGACGGGTTCCGTATCGGTAGTCTGTTGCTGGCGGTTACTATCCACCTGTTGGGGGTTCAACGTCGAAGCAGATAACACCTCACGAGAGCGTGTCATTGCTTCTGTTTTGCCAGAGCCACGGAGCTTCTGAGCGACTTTACGTGCGGAGTCGGTAGCATCGAGGACTGCTCTTTTGTAGGCTTCTACAGCGTCCCCGGTCGATTTGATCTTTCCTGCCTGTTGGAGCGCAGCGAGTCGTTGCTGTGCATCCATGGCGATGAACGGTTCCATGTCAATGATGTCTGGGTTGGCGGCACGGAGGTCTTTTACGAAACCTTCGATGTGGGATTCGGCTTGGGAAAGTTCCCTGGCACGAGCCACGGCAGCTTCGATGGTAGGGCCTTGCGTCTGGTCTTTAACCATCTGGGCTACGGTTGTAGCCAACGCCTGCTCTGCTTCCTTTACTTTACCTTCACGAAGCAACCCGATCCATCCGGGTTCGGCTTCGGCGGCAACCACCGGCGGTGCCTGTGTAGGCTGCCCGACGGATCTCTTCAACTCCGCAAACTGCTCCGCGATCGCGGCCATCGCTTGCTGAAACTGTGCGGGATCTACCCCAGCCGGAGCCGTGATAACCGGAGTCGTATCGGCTTGCGCTGCCGACGCTGTGGTTGTTGCTACCGGATCTGAGGTAGGTGCCGCAGCATCCGGGTAGTACTTTTTATAAAGTTCTGCTCGCTTGGCATCCGCTTCAGGGTTACCCTCGATAGTCGTAGGTTCATCAGGAGCGGGGGCGGGGGTCGGAACTACCGGAGGGGTAGCTACGACAACTGGTTCGGCAGAGCCGGGAGCGGTGAGAGTTTCAGGCATGAGATCCTTCGATAGGGTTAGGTTTTAACTGCTGGGGCCACTACGGGTACCACCTTCGGAGCAATCGGTCCTACAAAGTCGGTAGTAGTCGTATGCTTCTGGTGGAAGAACTTAATCATATCCACGATAACCGCGTGGAGGTCGGTGGCTACAAGCTGGCCTGCCGGGGTACAGAGGAAGTTCATCGCAGCGGTGAAGCCCGCAAGGGGGTCCGAGGAGATACCGGTTACAGAGATAAGAGAAGAGCCAAGTGCCATACTATGAGATTCCTTTACTACGGAGTTCGGCGACTGCACGGGTACCTTGTGTAAGAACTTTTTGAATATACCCAAAGATGTAATCGATCCCGTATATCTTACCCGCAAGTTGCTCCTTGGAAATTTCGACTACACCAAGATTAGTCTGTACCTGTGTTGGCATCCCGAGGGTAGCACTGACAAGAGCTTTGGTAAAGATGTCTCGTTCATGATCAAGTGCGGGACGGATAGTATCCGTCCACGCAATGTGATTGAGGAGATCTGATACGTCTTCTGCTTTAGCTGAGTCAATAAACGGATTACGTGCTGTCATTACCGGTGGTATCGGAAGTCGGACGTACCCATGTCGAAGATACCGAAGAACTGCAACACCATGATTACCACACCGATAACTACGACGATGTTGATAATCTTCTTGATCGGTTCTGCCATAGGAATGTAAGCATTCACCAAGTACAACAGCAACCCGATCACTGCAAGGATTACAATGAGATGAATCATAGAAGCCTTAGAGGGAGCTGCCTCTGGGGAGCTTGCTTGTGTACTGATTCCGGTCGCTGATGTTATGTCCACCAAACGGGGAACCAACGCCACCTCTTACGAAGGAGTAACCATACCCGGCACGCTTCGCCTCAGGGGTAGATTGGTCGCCGTCTTCCTGACCATCAACACCAGGAGTCGGGCGGAAGTTATCGCTTTGAGAATCCTTCGCACTGCCCATCGACGGTGCGGGAAACGGAGAAGCCAGGTCGTTGTTTTTCGGATCTTTGAAATTGCTGCCAGCCATGTTAATTTCCTTTAATTAAAGTCACCGGTGCTACCGGTGTTGTACGTCTACTATCTTATCATGTCCGTGTCGGCTCATGACGTTACGTCAAACACGACGAGCAAGCCAGACGATTACGAGGATGACAATGATTACGCCGAAGATACCTAGTCCAAGCATGGGGTTCCTTTCTGTTAGTTACCCTGTCCCGATTGAGTCGGGGAAGAGGTTACCCCAGCAGACTGGGGTTGCTCCGCGGAGATACGAGCGGTGGCAGCCTGGTGAGCAGCGGTAACCGCATCAGCCGTATGTACACTGTGGTCGAGCTGTAGCTGACCGATCTGGAGACCTTTATCTACGTTGTCGTGGAACTGGTCGTGAGCCTGTTGGTCAACGGCGAGGCCGTGTTCAGCCTTGGTCTGAGCCTGGTCGAACTGGGTATCACCCTGTTGCTGCTTGAGCCGGACGAGATCCGGGATAAGCCGGAGTAGGTCGGGAGTAATCGTCTGCCCGAACATCGCCTGCTGTTGGGCTGCGGATGTTTCGGGGTCAGCGAGTATCTCTTCGATGTCGTGGATCGCCGGTCGGAAAGCTTCAAGTATTCGCTGTAGTAGTTTGCTTTGATTGATGTACGGGAGCCATGCTTGTGGATTCTGTCCGATCAGGTTCATGAACTGGACAAGGGACTGTAACATCTCGGCTTTTTCGAGCTGTCCCGTTATACCACGAACATGTACAGAGTAGTCCCCCTGGACTAACTCCATGATCTCCTCGCGGGTCATCCCAGCTAAAACACCCGCTTCCACGCCCAGAATTGAAGCGACTCGGGGATCGTTTGCTGTATCCAAGAATTGATAAATCAAGTCCACGGACATCATTACGATAGGAGCCAAGAACTGCCGTTCTATGTCCGCAGCCATTGCACCAAAGAAGCTCTGTTGATTGTCCTGCATCGCCTGCGATTCGGTTGCACTCTGGGCACCACGATATCGCGGTATAGCTTGTTGTATTTGTGATATTAAACTTCCTTCCTGGTGGGATACGGCCAACTCTGAGTTGAGCTGTGTCGCCCCCTGGGATATGTCGTTCATCTGGATAGGCTTCAGGCCTTCAGCTCCAGGGTACTGAAGGTTCCTACGGAATATCTTACCCGGAGCCAGCCCGGTATCAAAGTCCTCTGGATTCTCATATGCATCCGGGGCCACCTCGAACAACGGCATCAACCGGAACATCATGGTATCCACGGACATATTGGCGAGCCGGTTCATCGCTTTGTCGATTTGCCGAACCATCTCCACGAGGCCCACGCCTTCCGTACGGAACGGCAGCGCCACCGGGGAGAACCCTACGTACGGGGCCTTCCGGTGCCAGAACTGATTCTTACCGCAGATAAGTGTAACCGTATCATTCGCTACCAGTACATGCCCGTAGCTTTCCTTTACCTCCCCATCGATGACGATCGGGCCGTAGAACTCTGTCAACTTGACCACCCCAGTGTCTGGAGTCGGCCCATTGGTTGTCCTCGGCATCTCGCCCCATCGCAACCACGATTGCTTCGTCTGTTCTTCGATCTTCATCGGTTGGATAGATCGAACTAGTTCGATGTCGAAGATCCCTTCCTGTGCCATCTTTAGGAGTTCCCATTTCGGTACTTCAATCTCCTCGATGGTACCGGCCCATTGGTTCATCTTGGAACCAGGGAGCCAGTAGAAGTTGTACGGGTCCACAGCACGGAGGAACAGTTTGCCTTCGAGGATCTCCTCGCGGACGATCTGCTTGCGCTGTTGCATCTGTGGGAAGGACGGGGGACCGAATTGGTTACCCATGGCCCCACCAGGTGCCCCACCTGCACCAGCTGCAGGAAGGTTCATTGGGTTGATAGCTTCGTTCGGGAGACCCGTCGGGAAGATCCGAGCGTCCTGCTGTTGGAGAGCTTTAGGTAGCTGGCCGATGGGTTGGGTAGTTCGATTCGACGCCGGGGCTTCCACCGCGCCACCTAGCGGTTGCTGCTCGGGGGGTTCGTTGCCCATTCCCCCACCACCAGCAGCCGGAGCCGGTTGACCTACTGGTCCAGCAGCCGGGGGTATGTGGGCAGTAGGAGCCGGTTGGGTTTCCCCGTGAACATCGGTTGGATTCTGAGATAGCTGCGGCGCACCAGGACCAGGACTACCCGGAGGCGGGCCGCCTATCCCCGGAGGGACACCATAGTCCGGCATGGGGACCATGGAGGTTTGTACCTTGGTGACGATTCGTGGCACCAGCCCCCACCAGAGCTTTACAATCCCCGCACCCATGATGAAGCCGCATTCGAGGGCCTCAGAGAACTCATCCAGAAACCGAGCCTTCTCCAACATGACCTCAGCAAGGTGGGTCATCTGCTCGGAGCGGCGTACGGCTACCAGGTCGTTGGGGTTCTCAGACTCCAGATTGAACGGCTTCTTCGACGCGGAGAGGAACCGTTTGATTACATTCGTGGCCTGCTTAACCGATGAGAACGACTTCGGTAACGCGATCTTCGACTGCCAGTCTTCCTTATCCGACCAATCTTCCTGACATCGATAGATCTGCCAGCATTCATTCCAAACGGATAACTTCTCAAACCGATACATCCGAAGCTGGTTACGCCAAGAGATTACATACTGCCGAACCTTCTCATCGTACGAACGTTTCTGCCGCTGAGGTTCGGTATCCTCAAACTTCTGTGCGGAGGACTGTTCCTGGTCGGAGACGAACTCAGCGGGGGCGGACTCGAAAAAACTTGCTGTATACGACATGTTATTGTAGGTTACTAATCAACCCATGAAATATATCATGAATCGGTGCGGATGGATCGATCTGAGCCTGTGGGGTTTTCTTCGCCGGGGCGGGAACCTTCTTAGCCTGCTGTGCTGCCGCAGCGCCGTGATGGAGACCTTGCAGGTACGCCATCTGTTTATCCACCGCTCCCTGGAGTTGCTGCGGGTTCTGATTGAACTGATCCGGCATCAGGTGAGTACCAACGCTTCGCAGGATATCCGATGGGGTATTCTGAGGTTGGATCGACTGAGGTACCGCACCATTCCCCGCCACGGGTGAACTTCCACCTGGTCCCTGCGCCGCCTGCTTCGCCGCTCCCTGTCCTGCTATCCATTGCCATAAGTTCTTCAGTTGATCACCCATTACTTCTTACTTCCCTTCCCAAGATGTCCCATAACATGTTGAAACAACGCCGCGAGAGGCGACGGTCCTGGGGCTGGAGCACCACCTTGGCCAACGGGTGGGGGTTGCGGCGGTGGAGGCGGTTGCTTCATCCCAAGCTTCTTCGCACCAGCAGCTTGGATAAGTTCCTGTAGTTGATCCTGGCGACCCTTTAGATACTGTGGGTCCGGTGGAGGTGCTGGAGGCGGAGGCTGCATCGGGGAACCTGGTTGGGTACCCGGCGCACCACCACCCTGCACGTGTTGAAATAACTGTTGGAGTAGACCTGGAAGAATACTAGGTTGTTGTCCCTGTGCCTGTCCCGGTGGGGCTGGCGAGCCTGCGGCCATAGAGGTCCTTTAAGTTAAACTTATTGATCTCCGTTTTCGGACGGGGGCCGGGTCGAGATGGTTCTCGGTAGGCGAGCGGGGTTACCTGGATCGACTGGGTTTCGGAGAGCTTCATTATCCTAGATTCTGTGCGTCGGTGTTCGGAGTGGGAGCGGAGGCATCAGAGGGCCGACCAGAGCTGTTCAACCCAAAGGTATTCATCGTCGGTGCGGTACTGTTGTCTCCACTGGGTCTCGGCGGGGGCATCGCTCCACGACCATGAGGCTGCATGCCATACTTCTGTCCGGCTGCCTTCCCGTGCTGGCCACCGAAGCGTTTGATAAACTGTGCGGGGTTTAGACCTTTCATGCTACCTTCTCCCAGAAATATTCCATACCCATCGGGCTGGGTGAGCCGACCTTTACGAACGTACCTCGGGGATCAACGAACACGCTACCTGCGGGGGAGGTGTCGCCTGCCACAGTTTCAAACATTGCGTTACCTGTGATAGTGTTATTACTCTCGGACGGACCCACCGGATCAGCCGGGGGTAACGTTACCGGAGGAGCCGGAGGCTGAATCGCCGGAGCTTGCACGTAACCGATAGCTGAGGTTAGGTTCAACACAGGGGGCTGTGCTCCTGGAGCCAGCGTACCCCAGGCATTATCACAAGCTACCACTAGGGCTAAAGCTGCAGCGGTATTCAAGACCAACAACTGCGGAGGTACCGGAGCTACCGGAGGAGCCGCACCTGGACCCGCAGACTGCTGGGCGAGGAGGTAGTCTGAGTAGACATTCTGGTAGTTCGCATACGCCTGGGCGTTAAGTGTAGCAAACTGTGTAGCAAGAGACGCTACGTACTGTTGATCGACAGCGAGATTGACCATAACTTAGTTTATCATACCTCCGTGTTATCAGGACGATACGTCATTTCAACCACCACCGGGCCATGGGCTGCTTCCCGAGGACCCGAGCAGTCGGCTTCGGTTTCGAGTTCATGAAGTATTTCACCGCATCGGTCGCATGGTTCTGAACATCCTCCATGCCCTCAGTGTATGTCTGTGTCAGCATCTCTCGGTCAGACTGTTCCTGAAACACTGCGTTCTCAAGCTCTCGGATTAGATTAGGACAACATGCCCAGATACGAAACGTCGGATCATCCAAGTTCTTCCAGTGCTGACGCATCAGCTCGATCCAGGCGGCCTCATCGGTTACCCCTGGAACCAGCTTCTTTACTCCAACCTCCCCGAGCATTTCCCCGATGGTAACCATGGTGCCATAACGGTTGATCTGGGTTTTACGGTTTACGATAGTCGGGTCGCAGGCGATATACTTGATCTGTGAATAGTACGGACACGAATGTATCTTCGCTGCAAGGTCGTTGATGTTCCGACACGGGGCGTAGTGTTCCCAAATTGCGGTAGTTACCCCTTCGGAGATTGTAAAGACGATAAACGCCGACGGGTTCCTCTGGCCGAAGTCGAACCCGGCCCAGAACGGCTGCAACGCGGAGAACTCCGGGTACGGTGGAGCGATTACGATCCGATCCCTACCCTGGGCAATCTCCGGGAATACTCGCTGGCCGTAGAGGGCCACGTAGTCAATCTCATACTCCTTGGCCCACCGAGCCGGGGCAAGCCCCGCGGATGCTTCGGCCTTCCAAGCGGACGTACGCTTCTTCGGATCGGCTGTATAGTGTAGAGTCGCAACGATGAATTTGTTAATACTATTACGGACAATCTTGAGGCCTTCGGATTGGTGGATGAGTTCAGGCATTATTGTTTATAGATGAACTTCCCGTACTTCACCACCTCAGAATCCTTTACCCCACAGCGATGGCACTGTATCTTCCGGGGGTTTGTATCCTTCGGGTAGACTGCCTCACAAAGAGTATCACAGGCTAGACAACGGATGATTGCTATGTGATGGTTCGGGTAGTCGGACTCCTCGAACACTTTCGGCAGTGGCCCACCCTCCCGATCCAACCACGTCTCAGGTGTTGGCATGGATTATATAGATCCCCATCCTTCCACAAAACTTGCAGTAGATATCATAACTGCCATCTTCCTTCTGTCCTCGGCAGACAAACTCCATGTGACCGCAGCGTTCACAGAGAAACTTATGCTTCAAGTTACATTGGTGGGTAAGGATCGCAGCCTGTTTGAGGATGATCACCTCCACGGCGATCTCCACACCCGGTACGTTTGACTGGTCGATGATTTCCTCACGATCGTAATCATACCCAGTATCGATGATCCTCATCGAGATTACCTTATGATTCGGGAGGAACTTTAGGTAGTCTACGATGTTCCGGCTGGCTGGGGACCACGTAACCGCCTTCGAAATCGTCCAAGTATGCTTGTGGTCGTCGTTGTACTTCGAAGGCCAAATGCCTTGTTCGTAGAGATCCTCATCGGGAAGTTGGAAGATCAGGTACCCTCCGGGTTTAAGAACCCGCCATTGATTGAGAAGTACCTCCAGAGGATCAGGGAGGTGTTCGATGAAATGGCTGGAAAACACAACGTCGTAAGAGTCGTTATCGACTCCAGCGAGCTTCTGTCCATCTCCATCTCCATGAACAATATCCCATCCCCTAGCCCCCGGTGTAATGGGGTCTGGTCCACTTCCGATGTCAAGAATTGATTTGTCGTTTCCAAAATACTTCTCCCATATTCCCTCCCGTTGCCACCGCTCGCGGAGTTTCGTTGCTTCAGTTGACATTCTTACGAATCCTATCCACAATCTTGCTGGTACTCATTGCCCCGACCCGGACGAAACACTTCGGGATGTCGGGGAACTTGGTAGGGTGACCGCGGTATTCGAAACCCTGTACACGGAGGTCACACTTGGTGGCAGTAAGAAGTCTTGCCATGTCTTTATCATTCTCGATCTCCACGATGTAGTCCACGGGCATAAACTCTAGGGCACGGGCACGCTCGGGGAACCGAAGTATTGGTCGTCCAGTTCCCTTACGAGCTACACGTTCATCGCTGTCCATTGCGACGATCACTGTACCAGCCCGCTTACGTGCCGCGAAGATCACCTTCATGTGACCGGCGTGGAGTAGGTCGAATGCCCCATTGACAACTACTACTGGACGAGCCAGTTTTGATGCTGGATAGGAAGAGGATGTAGGAGCAAAATCCCCCGGACGGACCCATGGTAGTTCCTGTTCGTCACGCTCTCGGGCGATGTAGTAGTTCTGGATACGGGAGGGTAGCCGGGTTAGCTTCACGTTGTTATATCCCTACACGCTTGCATGAACCATCCAGGGTTTGCGGAGCTTACCGCGGTGTACCGTCCTCCTGCTTGAATAGCAGGCTTAACGGCCATAAATGCTGCCGCAGCTTCGGTTTGAAAAGCAGCTTCGTCCACGAAAATCCCGGAGGGATGATACTGTCGTATCTGGTCAGGGCCTTGAGGAAAACCCAGGATTGTACTGACGAGACTAGGAACGCGCAGGATACCAGAACGAGTCTGTCCCGCAGCGTATGTAGCTGGATGAATGGACTTGAGAAAAGAAGGTTGATTATCCCAAATGAAATAAGCCCG